CTCTTCTCGACGAAAACACGGTCAACAAGATCTTGAGTCAGTTCTCGGGTCGAGGAGTCTCCGAGGAGGTTTTGGAGGAATACGTTGGCCGGACCCGGTCTGCCGGATGGACACAGGAGGATCGAATAAATCTTCTCGGAGTGTGGAACGCGATTGAAGACGGTGAGAGCACTGTGTCCGAGGTATTCGGCCAACTCACGGCCCCGAAGCCGTTAGAAGAGACCACAGGCCCCTCTGTTGACCCTGTGGGAGTTACTGCTGCGGACCTGACTGGTGGCGAGGTTGTCGAGGAGACGAAAAAGAAGAAAACCACTCGGAAGAAGTCCAAGAAGAAGACCGACGAGGAGACTGAAAAAAAGACTGAGACCGGTCTGCAACGCCGAGCATTCGAGAATCTGTCTCGGGCGATCGGATTGTCCAAGACTCTGGAGGTGCTGTCATCTGTAATTGAGGACATCAACCTCGCCAATACGGATAATTATCTGACCGAGGAGCAGACCACAGAACTGGTGCAACTGTACGCCGAGCGTCAGAAGTCGCTGGCTAATGACAACCCCGATGAACTTTTTTAGAAAGGATGGTGCAGTATGGCTAAACGCTCAAAAGAAACTCGTGAGCGAATGTCTTTGGCGCAGAAAAAATCTTGGGAAAAGCGTCGTTCGGAAGGTTACGTCGCCAAGAACATGAAGCGTCGAGTCGAGTCAAATGGTGATGTCGTTCCGGCAAAGAGCATCGTGGAGGCGGTAAGGTCGGCCAGAACTCTGGTGAATCTTGTCGGAAAGACCGTCGCTCGCGAACTGATCGATGTCTAACCTGCTGGCTGGGTTCAACCTGTCCCGGCAACAGCGATGACATGCCGCTGTGCCGGGTCAGGTTTGGACTGTTCAGGGAGGATCCGATGGGAAGACCACCAGCATTTCAATTTTACGCGAACGACTGGCTCGCAAGTCCAACGGTGCTGCTGATGACACCGTCACAGGAGGGTGCCTACATCCGCCTGCTATGTTACTGCTGGGCCGAAGAAAACTGCTCTGTACCAGACGACGACAGCAAACTGGCAACACTGAGTCGACTCGGTGAACAGGAGTTCAACAAGTGCTCCGACGTGTTCAGAAAGCTGTTCGTTCCGCACCCGTCAGAGTCCGGCAGGCTGACTAACATGCGCCTTCTCAACGAGAGAAAGCGGATGGACGAAATACGAGAGCAGCGTCGTGCCGCTGGCGTAAAGTCAGGCCAGTCAAGGGCTTCTGTGGCGAACAAGCGTTCAACAACAGTTCGTTCTCCGAACGAACAAGTGTTGAACACTTCTGCTTCTACTTCTACTTCTACTTCTTTAAACAAAAGTGTTGTTGAAATACCAGAGGCGTTAGACACGGTGATGTTCCGAGATGCGTGGGAGTTGTGGCTGAACTACAGACGCGGGATGAAGAAGCCTCTGCAAGCCGCGACGTATCGGTCTCAACTCAAGTCGTTCGGAGATATGGGTGTATCCAGAGCGGTCGCCATGATCGAGCACACGATACGAATGGGATGGCAGGGTCTCCGCGAGCCGGACTCGAAATCGGGAGGACCGATGAAGTTCGACGGTGTTCGCGACTTTGCCGAGGCACATCAGAAGGATGACTAATGACCGTCACACCGAAAGAGTTCGCCACGATGATGGCTTTTTTGTCCGCGGGAGTCGGACTGGAAATGGGTCGTGAGCGGGTAGAGGTGTACTACGAGTTGCTGCGTGATCTCGAATCGGACGTTCTCAAGGAGTCGTGCCGTCGCGCGCTGCTGGAGCACGAGTACAACACGATTCCACCGGTCGCCCTGATCCGAAAGATATCTGTCGAGGTGTCCGGACCGAACATGTTGACCAGCGACGAGGCGTGGCATCTGGTCAGACAGGTCATAATCGGAGCGATAGAAAAAGAAGAAATCCCCGATATCATCCAGAAGGTCGCTGGAAATGTCGGGTGGTCGACTCTTCGGATGTCGACTTCCGAGAGGGCGAGGATGTCTTTCATTTCCGCTTACCGGGAGGCTAGGGACTCCGACCGTCGCCGCAGACTGTTGCCGCCAGCCGGACCGGTCACCGGGGACAATGTTCCCCACCTTCCGGGTCCGCGAGGGAATCGATGACCGACGACATGGTTCATCGTCCTCCCCACTATCGACAGGGAACCATCGAGGTCATCGAGGTCATCGAAAGGCTTGATCTGGGATACCACGCGGGTCAGGTGGTAAAATATCTATCCAGATATCGCTACAAGGGCGCCGCCGTCCAAGACTTGAAGAAGGCGCTCTGGTATCTCAACCGTCTCATAGAGATCGAAGAGGCCAACGCCCGTGGCGACCACCCCGACAAGCCGGACCCTCCAATGGCTGAGAGATGACGGTTGGATTCCTGCCGTGGTAGAGCGGTGGTGCTCGTTCTCCAGAAGACGTGTCGACCTGTTTGGGTTTATCGACATTGTGGCAATCAGGCCGGGGTCGACCGGGGTGCTTGGAGTCCAAGCTACAAGTGGATCCAACGTCGCATCACGAGTCCGCAAGATAAAAATAAACGGGATCTCTGATCTGTGGATGGGATGCCAGAACGAACTCTGGGTGGTTGGATGGAGATCTGTAGCGTGGAAAACCAAGTCGGGTAAAACGGCCAAGCGGCCGAAGTGGGAACCGCGGGTGGTTGATATCAGGCAGGTGTAATGAGCGACCGGACCAGAAGTCAGCGGAAGGGTTACTTGATGTGGGCATTCCATGCCCATAGCGCGTCGCGGATATCGTGAAACCCGATGATTCTCCGCTCGTCGGGAAACAGGATGAATGTCGGACAGGTCGGGTAGGCGTTATTGAATCCGTACTGCCGACTGTATCCGCTGGTCATCTGGTAGGAACCGGGACGGGCACCATACCGCAATTTTCCGTGCTTCAGGAAAGCCTCCAAGTTTGCCTCGTGATGGTGGCAGATAACGCCAATGTCGAACGGCTGATCCGACATCTCAAAAAGTCTTTTCACAGCATGGTTGAGATTGAATGAGGAGTTGTAACGGTACTGGTGCCGAAGACAGATATCATAATTCTGTCTACCGACAGTCACCGCGATCCTAGCCTCCGCCGGTGCATAACAGAGTCGATGACTCTCGGCGATCCGGGCAAGGACATCGACTCCGGCATTCTGTGGAGTCCAAGCGTCGTGGTTGCCGCTGATGACAACCAAAATCTTCTCGGCGAAGATTGTCAGGTAGTGGTCGAACAGCTTCCACTGGTCATCGATCCGGCTTCCGGCGGCGAGCATTGCAGACCGATGCTTCATGTGGTTGTCGACACCGTCCCCTCCCAGCATCGCGTAGAATCCGGGTGTGTCGCGGATCAGTTCCGCGTCCTCGCGCATCCGTTTCAGGTCACACGGTGTTCCGGGGGCGATGTGCTGGTCGCTCATTGCACAGATGGCGACAGGACCATCATCGAACTTGACACGGAACTTCCCAAGCGACTCTGCGCGACCGATGTCTCGGCTGGACCGCTCCTCCGCCCGAGTCCACTCCGACGGACCATTCCAGTCGTCCGCCAGTAGCGGCTCGACTCCAGACATTGACGGTTCTGTCTTTTCGAGTTCTTCGACCTGCGCCTTGAGATTGAGGATTTCCGTTTCGAGAGCGGAGTTCTCGAATTCGGCAACATCTTCGCCGGTCGGTCCTGACGGTTCACCTAAAGAAGAAACATCGAGAGTCCGACGCTTGTTTTGAATGCTCCCGATACTCCGACCCATCCGCTCTGATATTTGGGACGCGGTCAGTCCGGACTCTAAGAGGTCGGAAAGTTTCTGCTCCTCGTCTCGTGACCATAGTTTTTGTGATCGCATGATTTCTCCGGATTCCTTTCGATAACGGCCACGTCAAAAACGCGACCGTCGATGGTCCGGAGGCGAGCACCGCAATACGCCTTGTCAGATAAAGCAATGCCGGTTTCGTCCACCCGAGAGACTCTGGTGGACGGTGTCGGCTGGAGCCACAAGCGCATGATGGAAACGAGGTTGGCAGCAAGAGAAGCCGAGCCAATGACCGGACAGGGCATTGACTCCGTCTCATGCTGATCCAGCACCCCAATCATCCCTGAGCGGGTCGTCTCCGATGTCATATCCATAGCCATATCGTAGAACATGCACAAACTAGATGAAAAGAGCAATCTTGACACCTTGCCCCGGTGCCGGGACAATCGGGCGAAATATTTGTTTTTTCCAGCGC